CGCGGGAGTAAAGGAAAAATCTCAGAGAATCGATTCTGTCGAATCAATGATTCTATTAAAAGTTGAGAATCAATAGATATGCCAAAGGACTTGGCAAATAATTCTCTAGTATCGTGAGAAGGTTTAAATTCAGGAATGAGAAATTCCCTAGGAACATGATGATGGAATCCATCATCAACAAAACGTGGTTGAGAAGAACCAGCATATTTCAAACCACATCTTGCCAAAACACCTACAATAGGACATTGAGGTGTTTCATAAATGGATGATAAGGACTTAGCCTTAAGAAGTTCATCCATGATGGAAGGCCCAGCTTGAATAAATGAGCCCGTCCATCCAAACCCTTGCATCACCCTAACGGGATTGCGGATGACCTCGCCACTTTCAGCAAAAATCATACCGCAAAAAGATGCAGTGCAGGGGTCAGTTACCTCTTCAATTTTAATCGTGAAACCACATTGTTCATAATCGTAAGCAGTAATTGGAACGGTTGATGAAAAAAGACCATCATCACCTTCAACTAAACCATCAACTTCCCCACCTTTAAGATAGGCAATATATTTGATGAGCATAAGATTAGTGAAACCATTACCCAAAGAGGTGCACATGTCTCCAGACATGCGTCTGCCATTTACAGCAGCAGTGATTCCCGATCGGGTACGCATACGATTGCGCCCCATAATAGATTTACAAAGGAATTCAGCATCTTTGTAATCTGAAAGACACCAACGATACAATTCACATTCACATGAATCCATCAGTTGGGGGATGAAATGGCTCTCAAAGGCCGTGAAATCAGTAGCATAGTATTTATTGCCAGCTTTTCTGAGATCACGCACAAGCTTAACACGCTCAGGCATTGTGGTGTGTTTTACAAATGAGTCATTTTTATAGACTTCATCTTCAATTGCCTTGAACAAAGGACCTGACCACACCTTGAAAGCATCACAGCGAGAATTTATCATTCTAGCACATTTCCACGAAGGATAAAACTCTGTTTTAACAAATGAATCCACATGGGAAGCTTGATGTGAAGTTGGTCGTGAACCACGCAACGCATCATGAGCAAGCCGCAATTCATCCTTGCGACTATCATTATAAGAGGTAGATTCTAACCACTCTTCAAAGCCGAGTGGCTTAACCTTGGATATATTTTCAACCAAATATTCATGAACAAACTTCTTAAATTGATAAAAGAAGTCGGGACGGGCCTTAGGCAAGTCACGAAACAATCGTTTCTTGAAGGCACATTCTATTGTAAAAGGATCATTGGTGTCTAAACATAACGGTGCTAATCCAGGCACCGCACCAAAGTTGAGTCGCCGAAACATCCTACGGCGAGGCTTCCGAACATTTGTAACCTTAATAGTAGCCTCATTATCATCAACAATATTTGACTTTGGGATTTCAAGAGGAATCTCAGTCATGCGTGCGCCCACCGCAAAAGTCTTGGCGCTTGATGTATAAGGATCTACTGGGGCGGACGATATTGCCCGAGCGATCGGTTGAATGTCGCCGCCCTTCTGCAGAAAAAAGATTTTTGACGAAGCAAAAACTCAGCCATAATTTCAGAACCACTTATGAACGCTATTGCGTCATAATCAGGAATAGGTAAACATGAAAGCCTGAGAATCTTTTGCCTGATTGTACTATTGACAACCTGGGCATTAGTTCCAGCAGAATATTCAGCCACTACACTTGAAACAATGTGTGGGATGAATGAAAGTGTAACCTTGGTTCTCCGAAGAGCAATCACTAACGCCGTCACATCAATGATTTCAAGGAAAAGGCAAATGTACAGAGAAGCGGAAGGCTTACACAGGAAACCAGCTTGATTAACTGAACGGTTGAGCATTGACTCAAGAGCCTGCATAGGCGTTCCACCAACAGAAGCATGATAGCCAATTGCACACTTTATCATATAAGCAGAAAAGGTGTAAAATGGCAGAATAAGGGCGATAGAAAATAACAGGAACTCGATAATCCACCTAGTCCATGTGTTCTCAGTCCAGAGCATAGAGACCTCAACAGCACGTATTGGGGCTTTCACCTCAAGTACATTACGGTCGGCAACTAATCTATGCTCTCCAGAATAGGGTACAACCACGTCCTTAATTTTAATCATATGCTTATTAATATACATATGAGATTGCTCAGTCATTACTGATGCAAGTTGCTTCTTTGTGAATGTGAACCCGTCCAATATTTGCATAACTTCTGGCGATTTGACGGGTTTAGTATCTTTGACGTCCAGATTAGTCTTATCTGGGCTCTTGCTTGATGACTTAGAATCTTTATCATCAGCATGATGGTCATTATCTGGGGCAGGTGAAGAATCACATGATTCAATATCTTTCATACCGGGGTGCCGACCATAATTGTCCCTGACATCAGTCAATTGCTTAGAACAGCAGGGGCAAATAAGGTACCATTTACCTTTAATATTTACATGGTCACCTCGGACCTTTCTCCCAGAATTTCTGCATTCAATTTGCAGATCACTCCTAAGCTCTACTTGAGCAATAGACTTAGGGGCTGCGAAAGCCTTATCATTTTTAACTTGTTCAGGCTTTGGTTTTTCTTCCACCTTCGATAGGGCCACATTACTAACTGTGGGCAATGGTGGGAATTCGGCAGGATTGACAACAAATGAGCTGGTGTTTACAACAGAACTGGACCACTCGTAAATAGTTGGTCCAGGATTCTGTTCAACACCAGCACGAACAAGCAATGTTTGAATAAGCCTCTTAAGATCTTTAGATCGCACGCTTGTTAAATCACCAGCTTGGAGCTCTTCAGGACTATAGTTGGGTAATTCACCTAATTTAAGAAACCTATCAATAATAGGTTTAACCTTAAGAGCAACACCATAATATTTAACGTTTTTAAATTTATGGCGAGCTCCATGAGTGGTAATTATTGAGGCATGGGGGATTAATGGATTCAATCTCCTCACATGCTTTGATAATCCGCCTGTCCCAGCCCTAACACGGGCAGCATTAGCATGTTTAATGCGCAGACTATGGGTGTTAAGCATGGGACCATCCGATTCTTTTATACCTTTAGATATTAACCGGGTATCATGGCCTCGAAAGCCACGTAAATGGAATTTATTGAGGGCCTCATTATTTAGCTTTCCTTGATCTAGGACTTTGTGCAAGCCAAATCGTGATTTACGATCATTTTCACGTTGTGAGTCTTCAAATTGCGACTGCTCAATACCAATACCATCCATATTGCGGTATTTGATCCCATGGCCACGAAAGCCACGGGTATGAGCTCTATTGGGATTAGGGGTAAAGTCAACAAAGACACCCTTCTTCCTAGGTATAGAAACATTTTTAATAGAAGGCAGCAGTTCATCTACAAGGGACGCCACGGAGTCAGAATTAAAATAGTTTGTCGAAGTGCTAACGGCTAATGCCAATGGATACACTAATCACATTGGCCAGTGACCGAAAGGTCGCCTACGGCGTTATCTTCTGCATCACAGGATGTGGGCTAAAGGTTTGGAATAGCTCACGCATAATGTTCC